CCGGTCAGAATGCCGACATGTTTGGCGATGGCGCGCGGCATCATGCGGAACAGGATCAGCGCGCCGGGCGGGGCATCGGCGGGTGCGATTTCCGGCATCATGCGGCGCGCGCCTTCGGTCAGCACCTCACGCGGACCACTTTCGCCCCAGTCCCGGCTGTAGGGCGGGATCGGGAAAGGTTCGAGCCCGACAACCTCGCGCCAGACGCCACGGGCCAGACCAAGGCAGTCGCAGCCGACGCCCTTGAGGCTGGCCTGATCGTGGTAGGGCGTGCCGAGCCAGGACCGCGCGGTGGCGATAACGGTGTCGGGATCGGCAGCGGTCACAGCACCGCCCCCTCGTGGCCGCCATCGGTGGTGGCATAGCGCAGGACAGCATCCTGGCCGGGGACATTGGGAAAGCCCCGGAAACTGGCGACATTGGCGAACTTCGTGCCGCAGGTCGTAATGCGCTTGTCGCATCCGACGCGGATTATGAACGTGTCCGTCCCGGCGATGGCGCGCACCGGGGCTTCCAACAGGGTCAGGATGGCGACGCCATCGACGAGGTCGTGCGACAACACCTCCGCCCGTCGCCCGGCATTCGCACCGCTGGTCCAGTCGAGGGTGCCGAAGGTGAACCAGCCGGAGGTGAAGCTGCCAAGACCGGAAGCGGTAAAGGCGCGATCGCGCAGCAGGTCAATGATTGCGCCAGTGCCCTTGAACGCCGGTGCCTCGAGATTGACCCCGCAGCGCGCATCGCCAAGGGCGGCATCGCAACTCGCCTGAAACGTTCGTCCGACCGTCTGGCCCAGAACATGGGCCAGCGATCGCACCTCGGCCACGAAGGCCAGCCGTCCCCGCCTGATCTGGCCAATGGCGCCGCGTCGCATCAGCAGCCGCTGTGAGGTCGCGGCCCAGTTTACCCGCCAGACCTCGACGGCGGCATTGTCCCAGCGGCCGTCGAGGATATCAGTTTCGGAAATCCGGTCGGAGGTCAGCACGCCTTGGGCGTCCTGCGCGTCGACAGACAGGTCAGATCCCGACCGCACTTCCGAGGCGGCAAAGCCACTTTCAGGCTCGAAATCGGTGCCATCGAACATCAGGGTGCGGTCGTGGTCCGTGAAGCCAAGCGTCACCCCATCTGCTCGCACGATCCGCCAGCACCAGGCCAGCGTCGTCGTGCCCTCGTCGAGATGGGCCTGAAGTACGGGCGGGAGAGCCTTCACTTCCGCCCCCAGCCGCGCCACAGGGCGACCGTGGCCAGCGCCGAGGAAATCACGCCCCCGGCCGTGCCGGTAAAGACGTAGAGATTGAACGGGCGCAGATCGAAACTGCCAGTCACCAGATCGAAATCCGCCAGCCCGGCCATGGCCAGCCCGGAGGCAGCAAGACAGTCCAGATAGACCAGCCCACGTGCAAGGTTCCAGTTCATGATGTTGCCTTTCCTTTGAGAAATTCCATCAGCCGCTGCCACCACGACGGGGAGCCTGGCGATTGGGTAGGCACCGGCAGTGGCACGGTCGGCGGCACCGGCTGACCCGCCGGGCGCAGCAGAGTCAGCGCCTCAGCCTCGGTCAGTCGCCGGATCAGTCGCGAGAAATCCACCCGTCCGTTGTGATCGACCGCCCAGACCGGGATGGTGCCGCTCGGATAGCGGCCATCGCGGAACAAATCGCGCTCGGCCTCGCGCCGGGTGCGGATCGCGGCCGGTCGGAGCCAGCCCATGAACCCCTGCGCGGCGGCGGCGCGGTTGCCCGCGTTCAGATGGCGGGTCAGCGACGCTTTCGCGATGCCGCCGGTGTTGTAGTGGAAACTGACCAGCGCATCGAACTCGTGCGGCTCCATCGGCACCTTTACCGCGCGCAGTACCTCCGCCTCGTAGACCACGATGTCGGAGCGGAAGAGCCGGAACGCTTCACGGATCCCCGCATCCAGATCGGCGGGCATGCCGCGCGGCATCCCTGCCGGATCGGGCGGTCCTGCCGAGGCGGTGTGGCCGATGCCGAAGGTCCAGACGTTCTTCACATCGAGATAGGGTCCGGGCACGAGTCCTTCGTGCCGGACAAGGGCCAGCAGGCCCCGGTCGGTCATGTGCATGGGATCACCCGAAAGTGGAGGAAAGGATCAGGATCAGCGCGGCGACCAGCAGGCCGATGCGCAGGCGGTGGCTGAAGGCTTGTGCCGGGTCGGCAGCATCGCAGCGGAAGGAGCGCGCGAGGCGGAGAAGTTCATGCATCGGGCTTGCCCCCCTTGCCGCTGCGCAGCCGGGCGAGCACGACCTCGATGAAGGCGGGGCCGAAGACGCCGACGAGATAGGCGGCCGAACCAGCCGCGCCCCCGGCCGGGATCGCCTGCGATGGCAGGCCGAGCCAGGCGGTGATCACCGCCATCGACAGACTGCCCATCCCGGCCGCGATCAGACCGCCGAGCAGGATGTGGCGCAGCGCATCGCGCAACCGCATTCGGGTGGTCAGCGCGTTGGTCGCCCCGCCAAGCGCGCCCCAGGCCGCCAGGATAACGGCGGTGGAGGTTGCCAGATCGCGCAGCACGGCTGCGACAAAGCCGGTTTCTTCGTTCATCGCCGGATCTCCAAGAGCGGGATGGATGTGATCGACCCCAGCCGCTCGAGGTCGAGGGTGACGTCGAGCATGTCGGTGTCGAAGCGGACAGGGACGTCGAACTCGAAGCCTGCCGTGATTGCGACGCCCGCACCGGGGGCGGTGGTAAAGGTGACGCTGCCGGTGGTGGTATCGACGCTCCAGCCAGTCATCTGCTCGACGCCGTTCAGAGCGAGCCGGACGGTCCCTGCTACCGGCTTGGCGATGGCGCGGGTCCAGCTTTGCGCGCCGGAGGTGTAGCGTTTCAGCAGGGCGAAGGTGATCACCGCGCTGTTTCCTGTGCCGATGGGCTGGTCGGTCGGGGCCACCGCCTGCGACGGCAGGCAGGATTTGTAGTCCGCCCAATCCTTGTAGCGAAACCCGTGCAGGCGGCCGTTCCGCGCCTCGAAGAAGGCTACCACCGCCGCCAGATCGTCGGCCCGCCGGACGCCGTAGGAGACATCATAGCGCCGCCGGGAATTGGCCCAGGAGGCGTTGCGTTCCTCGTCGCCTGAGGACAGCGCCACGATCTGGGTCCGCCGCTCCGGCCCGCCCCGCGCGCCGCGGCTGATGTTGTCGGGGAATCTGACTTCATGGAATGCCATCACATGCCCCTCCGACCCAGTGACACGGCGCGGGCGATGTCGCTCGCCACCTGCGTGCGCGATTGCCGGAAGCTTTCGGCATCGCGCGCCATGATGGTGACGTTGACCGCAGGCGCGCTGGATTGGCCGTAGCCTGCTGCCTCGCGGCGCGAGAGGACGCGTTCGCCCTTTTGCAGGATCGCCGGAACCTCGTCGGGCTTGATCCCGGCCCAGCCGCCCGCATGCATGCGCGGGGCATTGGCAAAAGCCATGGCCGGAACCATACGGCCCGGTCCCGGCGATCCGACCAAGCCACCGGCATGCAGGATGTTGGCGAAGATCCCGCCCGCTCCACCAAGAGCGCCTGACAGCGCGTTGGCGATCGGCCCGAGGATAAATGTCCGCGCCGCCAGCTTGGCCAGATCGGCGATCATCGACGTGACCAGATCGCGGAAGTCGAGCTTGCCGGTCTTGACGAATTCGCCCACCGCGTTCTCGGCCGAGGTAAAGGCCCCGACCAGTGCCTGACCGATATCGCCGCCGATGTTGCGCGCCTTGGATGCGTAATCAGCCAGCGCCGCAGTCACCGCGCCCCAACCGGTTGTTGCCTGGTCAGCACCTGCGGCAGCTTCAGCCCCGGCGTCGCGCGCGGCTGCACCTGCACTTCCGGCAGCGGCGGCGGTTTCGTCCAGTTCGGTGTTGAGCGCATCCGCCGAACTGGCGGCATCTGCCAACGCCGTTTCGGCCTCCGATCCAGTGCCGGTCACCGCGTCGCGCAGCGCCTGCCAACTGGCCAGCGGACGACCGGCGGCATCAGCCAGCATGCCGGCCGCTTCGCGGTAACCGTCAGCACGGCCACGCGCGACGTTTGCCATTGCGCCAAGCCCGAGGTCGGGCAGCTCGAGGTAGGTCCGGGACAGCGCGGCTGAGAAGGCATCCGCTGCCGCAGCGCCAGCAGCCGTTGCGGCACCCTCGAACGGGTTTCCGATCCGGCCCAATTCCAATGGATCGAGCGTGCCGATCCGCACCCCACCTTCTCCCACCGCCCAGTCCGGCAGCAGGTCCAAGGCGGCGTTCAAGCCGTTGATGAAATTGTTGATCCGGGTGACGACGCCGTTCAGCATCGCCTCGACGCCAGAGATCAGCCCGTTCGCGGCCTGGAAGGCGAAATCACCGATGGCGCCGGGCAGACTGCCCCAGATCGCCACCGCCGCGTCATAGGCTCCCTGGAAGATCGCTGCCGTCCGGTCGCCAAAACTGACCACACCCGCGATGGTGCCTTCGAGGGCCGATAGCCCTGCCGCCTTCAGCCCCTCCCATCCAGCCGCCATGCGCTCCAATGCGGCGTCGAGCGAAAGGCCGATGCGCGACCAGACCTCCTTAGCCAGATCGCCGAGCAGGCGGAACGCTTCGCCCACTCCGCCAACACGGGCGACAAGCTGCGAGAACTGATACACCAGTTCCCCCGCGCCGACGATCAGCGCACCAATGCCGGTGCGGATCAGTGCGCCGCGCAGGAAGACCAGCGCCGTGGCAAGACCACGCACGGACAAGGCCGCCACTGCCAACCCTGCCACCCAACGACCGGCCATGAAGGCGGCAAAGGTCGAGGCATAGGTGGCGAGCCGTGCGAGGTTGTCAAAGACTGCGGTGATCGCGGCGCCGATGGGCCCGGTGCCACGCGCCATATCGGCCAGTGCGTTTGCCACGGTCTCCAGCGCCGGGGCGACAGCGGCGGTCAGTCGGTTGGTCAGGCCCAGCCAGATCAGGCTCAGCTTGGCGATGGCATCGCCGGTACGTTCGATCTGGGCTGCATCGGCCGCGTTGACCGCCACCCCGAAATCCTGCACGTCCTGTGCCGCCTCTCGCAAGGTTGCGGAGTCGATGCGCAGAAAGGCCAGTGCGGCGCGATCACCGAAGAGGTCGGATGCCACGGCAGCGCGTTCGGCCTCTGGCACGAACTGGTTCAGTGCCTCCTGAATGGCGACGATGCGCTGGTCGAGCGGCAAGGCCTGTAGTTCGGCGGCTGTCAGGTTCAGCCGCTGCAAAGCCCCAACGGCCGAACCCGATCCGGCTGCCGCTTCGGAAAGCCGCGTGGTCAGCTTCTTGGTGGCCTGTTCGATCTCGCCCATCGACACGCCGGCCAACTCGCCAGCCCATGTCAGCACCTGCATGCTTTCGACTGTGGTCTTCAGCGAGGCGGCCATGTCGGCTTGCGCGCCGATGACATCGAGCCCCGAGCGGACCATTGCCATGCCCGCAGCAGCAGCGGCGGCGGTAACCGCCGCCAGCGCAATCCCGGCTTTGCGGGCGAAACTGCCAAGCCGAGTGTTGGCCAGTTCCATCTCGGAGGAAAGGCGGCCGAAACCCCGCGAGCCGGCCGCGCCGATGCCTTCCAGTTCCGCCCGCACTTGACGGCCGCCTTCTGCGACCAGCCGGACAGAGACCCTTTTCTCAGCCATGTCCCTCTCCGATCTGTTCGTTGAGTTTGCGCACCATCACCGCCTCGATCTCGGGCAGCAGTTCAGCGGCGATGAGGGTGTCGATGCCAAGGGCCCGGGCCATCGCTAGGGCCGCGCCCATGTCCCAGCCCAGCACCGCGCCGGGGATGACCCGCAGCTGGCCGCCAAGGCGACCGACCAGATCCCAGACCTGCCAGCCGTCTTCCGTCTGCGGCCGGTTCAGTCTTGCAGGGCAGTCGGGGCACCGCCCCGTGCAGGCCGCGCAGTAGCGGTCGCCCCCGCCGAAGGACCATTCGGCAAGGGCGCGGAGACGTTTTTTTCCGCGTCCAGGATCAGACCCTTGGCGACGTATTGGGTCTGGAGGGCCTCGAAGACCGGCCAGATTTCCAGCAGTGCGTCGATGCCTTCGGGGGTGACGGGCACGGCATCGCCCGCGTCGTCGCCAACCCCTTCCCAATCCAGGACCGCGCGGCGGGCGACGGCCTTGGCCATGGCCAGCGCCAGTTCCTCCTGCGTGGCGGTCTCCGGCAGGGCTTCGATGGCGGGATCGGCGCGGGCCGAGACCATCAGGGCGGTGGTCAGAGGGGCGACCTGCAGGCGAAGGCTGGGTGCGAGGGTCAGCCAAGCGGGCGCGGCAGTCAGGTTCAGTCTGATCATGGTCAGTAACTCACAACGGTGTTGACGAGGACGGCGGTGCACATGCGGGCGGGACTGACGGCCTTGGCGGCCTGCCAGTCAAAGGTGGCCTGGATGCCCTGCGGGCCCGGGATCTCAATCCGGGGGCGCGGCAGGTAGACGGCATGGGCAGTGAAGGTGAAGCTGGCGTTGGCGCCGAGGCTCCAGGCAAAGACCAATTCGCAAGGCGTGCCGTCGATGGCCTGCGTGATTAGCGCGGTGTCCGCGAAGCGCACCTCCACCCGGCCGGTCAGCGCGGCCATGCCGGGGTCGGCCCCCTCGATGCGGCCGTCCGAGCGGATGGTCTCGATCCGGTCGAGGCCATTGGAATAGGTCACCTCGGCGGAGATGACGTTGCCGAGCGGCGAACCGTTGCGGGTGATCGCCCCGTTGAAATGGCCGAAGCGCTGCAGGCCCAGCGCGGTGGGCGTGCCTGCGGCTGTGGCGGCGGCGATGGTTCCGCCTTGGGCAACAAGCCGCGCGTTCGCCGTCAGCAGACCCGACCGTTGCATCTGCCACGTCAGCTGATCCAGCACGCAGCCGGAATACATCGTGAACCGCGGCACTTCGGGCATGGCGGTTTCGATGGACATGCTGGGCAGCGTCCAGTTGCAGGATTGGAAAGTGTGGGTCTTGGGCGTCGTGCCGGT